AACCTAGTCAGTTCAGATAACTTACCTTGCAATTCTTTTATATTTGCAAGTCTAGCTTTTTCAAATTCTTTATTTAGATTTTTCATTTTCCTCTACTGATAACTTAACTAACTCATTTAAGTGATAATAATGTAGATCCTTTTTATATTCTTCTTCGCTTACCTCACGTGTAGAAAACATATAACCGCAGCTTAAACACTTTCTACGTCTATAGGTGTAGTTTAAATCGGTTCTTATTTCATTAGCACCTCTACCAGTACGTGTAATAGTTACCTGATTAGATGTACTTTCGCATTGTGGACATTTAATCATCTATCTCTATTGGTAAATTTACTAAATAGTTTTTTTAAGTTATAATATTTTTTTTCATAGTTATTTTTTTTATCTACGTGTTGATAATATGCTCTTTTTCTACTAGATTTTTGTTGTATAGATCCAGTATCATATCGTTTATAAATTTCTATTAATTCTTCTTCTTCTTTTATTTGTTTTTTTAACGTTATGATTTTTTCTTTAACTAATTCATAGACGTCATTTTCTTCCCATAAATCAAGTTTCATAATTTTACCTCAAAACTATTTTTATCTCTAAGTTTATCTACTAGAAATTCATAGGCATCATATTCAGTAATGCCTAGTAATTTAGATAACTGTATAGCTAGATCCTTAGTATGACTAGCTATACTATTTAAATCGTAAGGATATGAGTCCATTTATTTAACCTCTAACATCATAAGTTTTTCTAGTATTCTTATAACATGAGTAAAATTTGAACTACAATTCCAAAAATCTTCCATATTTTCCCATTCACTTACCAACATACTTTCATCTAATAATATTGAATGATTACTGTATGTAGGTGCTGAATAAAATTCACCGTTTTTTATAAAGTAAGTATGACCAGTTTTGTCATCCTCTATATACTTAGGATTATTTTTATAAATAAATAAATTGTTTTTCATAATGTTTAAGTGACTAACTTTTTAATTTTGCCAGGATGACAAAAAAATTGATCCTGTTTTGCCAGGATGTTATATACAATAATCTATAATCTAATAAAAAACAATAGATTATTATATATTCAAAAAAATACCTGGTATTTCTACCAGGCATATAATCGTAACTACTTACGTTTAATAACAGGCATAATTAAAAACGTAACTTCAGTTTTTTCTAACCTATTAAAATCTAATTCTGATTTTATAACTACTGGTGTAGTTGGTTTATTAGAAAATAACTCACTAACTTTATTACTACTTTGATACTTATAAATAGCATTAAAGTATAAACCTAAGTATTGACTGTTAAAGCTAATACCATTACCAGGTAAACAATCTAACTTATCAGGTATAAGTTGCTCTAAATTTGGATAAGTACCATATGCCTTTTTATAAGTAGAAAATGACTTATTAGTAGAGTGCCATATTTGGTATGTGTTATCACTATAAAAATCTACGTTAGTAGCTTTTATATCTGATTTATTAAAATGATCCCTATGAATTAATATAGAATTATCATATGGAAATTCATAATAATCATTTACCTTACCTAACCATCTAAAAAGATAATGCCCGTTAGTTGACTCTATAACAATAGAATCACTTATAGATGGTTCCTTACTAGCTATCTTATAGCAGTTTATATACTGTAAGATATGCCTACTTTCATCTTTACTAGCAAATTTACTAGCTAGATGTAGCACTTGATAAGGTAACTTTGCATTAATGATAGATTTACTATCATTTATAGAGATTTGATTCTCTAATACGGTAGAGGTCATAATAAAAAAATAGACTAACTTTTTTTAATAGAATCTTCTTAAAGAAGATCCTAGATAAATAAACCAGGTATAAATTAATATACCTGGAATATTTATAGAGGATCATCTAATCTTTTTTATCTAGTATAAAAAATGTATAAGTCCCTCTATCCTTAGTAATATTATTCATTTGATATGAATATTTTTTAGGTAGAGTTTTTAACCATTCCTCAAAATCACCAGGCATTAAATCACCACTATAAAAAGGTATTGAATAATCCATAGTTAAACAGTAACTAAATTCTTAGTACATATATAAGGTTTTTCCCTACTTCTACCTACATCTATATAACAATAATAGGCAATATGGTGATAATCAGTCATAATATCTGATTTATCAAACCATTTATCACCTTTCATTGCTTTAAACATATTTTGGTAAAAATTATGTACTAAGTGTTCTCCTAACTCTACAAATTTATTTAAGTGATGATAACTTTGTTGAAAAGTGTGTCCATCTACTAAATATAATTCTAAGTAAGGATTTCTTGCATGTCTTTCCCTCCTTATATCATTCTCTACCTTAATTAAATCTAGTTCCCCTTCAGTAAGAGTAACTATTAACGTAGAATGATGACGTATAGAAACAGTACCTTTCATGTTGTAAGTTTTTAAAACTTTTTTTATTCCAGGTAATAATTCCTTTTTATCCTGTTGTGATATATAAGCCATAATTAAAAAGGATTCTCCCAATTTTCATATTGCTTTAAAGTTATCTCTCCATCCTTACATAGTGAATCTATGTAATTGTGCCAAGATTCCCTCAAAGCTGGCTTATCATGCTTCTTAGATTCTAAGAAGTCTTTAGAAGCTTCTTTATAGCTTCTTAATGTGTCTCGATAGTTCATGTAATAAAGTGACTAACTTTTTATACATCTAATAATTAATAATAAATTACTAGATATATATTATTATATATAGATTAATTTTAAATTGTCAATAACTTTATTTCTTTTTATTCTCTTCTATTGTCACCGATTCTATAGAAATATATATATGATTCTAATTTTTTCTTGTTATAGACTGTATTTTTACCAATAAAATTATAAATAATAATTTATAACTGTAGTTATAGTAATGTTTTATAGATTTTTATATTATTTTTTAGACTTTTTTATTTTTTATTGGGGGGATTCTATGTGCCTCCGTATATAATAAAGGGTTCAAATTTTTTTACTAAAATTAATTCTAGGAGAATCTAAGAAGGAGTTAGTCGAACCTTCTTAGAGCCTTCTTAGAAGATTACGGGTGTATCACCTTCTAGGCATGGCATATCTCCTATAGTACTCCTTAATAAGAATTATTTATAAAACCATCAGTAGAGGCATTAGAATTACTTATCTGTTGAGGGGTCATACCCATAGCTGTTTGAGTGATGGTGTTGTTTAGAGCAGAACCCCAATTTTGTAAATGAGTCATTAGTAATTGATCTTTACGGTTACGAATATTTTTATCTTCATCTTGAGCCATATATTCAGTCCAGTAAGCAACTGCACCTGCAAGGGAATCAACGAGGTCATCATGTACAAGAGAACCTCTATGACGAGATATACGAGATAGTTGGTAAACAAGTTGTAATTTAAGCCTACGTTCTGGTGGTTCGTTGCTGTTAGAACGAAAATCTTTTTCTATAACTTTGCGATCTATTATTAGTCGGTGAGAGTTCATAACAGGTTCTAGTGTATCTATAATTCTTAGTTCTTTAGTCTTTGTATTCCGTACATCTTTTAGTTCGCAAGGATGGTATCTCATAAGAAAGGGTTTTAACAGTTCTGCGAACATACCGCCACCAAAGTTTTGCTCAACAATAATTGTATTAATTTTATTATCTCTAGCGATCTTACTAATACGTTCTAGAACCCTATCAGAATAGCCTCCTGAAAGTCCTAAACACTCAGTAACGTATAAATTACCATTAAGCATCTTAACGCAGCTTATAGCGGTCTGATCTTTACCCTTTCCTGATGGGTCAACGAACATAACTGAACCTGTATATTCTATAAAGTCACCAAATTCTTGAGCAGGGCGATAAAATCTATCACCGTTGAAGCCAACGCAAGGTAAATCTGTTAGTGCATACTCAGGTGAGTTAGACCATATAACTTTTTCTGGTGCATATTCTTGGTTTACAGAACTAATTACTAGGTCGTTAATTTTTAATGGGTATCTATCTTGATCTGAAAGGGTAGTATCAAGCATAAATTGTAGATTAAACCCTGATCTACCGTAAGATGCTTCTCTTTCCATTAGATCTATGTCACTAAAACGTTCTGGATCTACTGGATCTCTAGGTTTTACAGTTCCTTCTGTAAGATTACGTTGTAATCTAGGTGCAAGTCTGTCACCATAGTTGTTTTTATATTCTGGATAACGTGCAGTCCATATTCTTGTTGTATAACCACGTTCTTCTAGGGTTAGATATAAGCTATTTTCTACTTGTGGTGTACCAAGAAATGTAATTTTACCACCAGGTTTTAAGATAGCGTCAAATTCTTTAACTGATTCTGCTAATTTATCTCTCATTGGTTGCGTAAAACTGTTGTTAGGTACTTCACAGTCATCAGCGATTACTTCATCTGCTCTAGATCCAGCCATTTGTCCTAAAACACCTTGAGATTTTACAGAAGGTGCATGATCGGCACTAGAAGGTGCTACGTCAAAACTAATTTTGGAGTTACGTTGATGATCTTGTGGTATTAGTGGCGATAATAAAGGCATTTCATTTATTAATCGCATAGTAAACGTAGAAAAATTATCTGCTCTATCTTTACTGGCAGATACAACTAAGAATTTTAGTTGTGGGTTCATACGTAATCGCCATACTACGTAGGTAGATGTAATCCAACTTTTACCAACACCACGAAATCCTTGTATTATTTTACGTCTTTCTCCATGTTGTAAGTATTCTGCGATTTCTAGTTGTACAGGGGTAGGATCTGGCAAGTTTAAATGCCGCCAGGTGATAATTAGAAAATATCTAAAGTCGTGTAATTTTTTAGGAAGTGGTTGCAATTATAGTTCTGCTACAGGGATAGTTTCTAGATCTGGTAAATTTTTCATAAGATCTTCCATATCATTGTTTTCTGTAGGAATACACTCTATACCGTTATCTTTTAAAAATTGTCTAGCTACGTTTAGATCACCAGCTTTTGCGTTACCACTTTTTACTCTTTCTATCAATACATCAGTTAAAGTACTATGCAAATCTTCTAACTTTTCTAAATCTTTGTTAGTCATAGTTACTGTTTTTTAGTTTAATATAATCATTTTTGATCTGTTTTGCCAAACAGAAGATACTTAATTTTACCTATAAAACCTAATTTTCTTACTTTTTTGTAGAGTTTAATACCTTTTTCGTAACGGTGCAGTTTTACTTCTGTTTCTGATATACGTGATATAGCTGCCATTAATAACATATCTTGTAGTCTTGTATGTTTTACAAGGTCTAAACAGTATTGTTTTATTAGTTCATCAGGTAATGCTTCTACCTCTCTTTTTTTTATTTCTATTTCTAGTTCTATCTCAGGAGGTGGATCACCAATAAGAACATTGAAAAATTCTTTGTGGTTCATATTAGTTTAGTTTTGG